GACAATTTGATTGGAAAAGTAATGGAAAGCATGAAGATTATGGTATGATCGCACAGGAGGTAATACATACTTGTCCTAACGCTGTAAGCGTTCCTCAAAAGGATGGAGAGATGATGGGTATAGATTATTCAAAGATGGTTCCTTTGCTCTTAAAAGAGATACAGGAGCTGAGAAAACGTGTTAAGAAACTGGAGGAATAAATCATGGCAGCAACCTGGAAAATAGTAGAGCTTGAGCGTAACAGTAAGGCTCCAAACAAAGATGGGATTATCGTAGCGCATTGGCGTTGTGAGGATTCTGAAACAGTAGGCACTGGTGAGTCTGAGGTTACACACTACGGCAGCAGTTACGGCACTTGTAGTTGGACGCCCGATTCATCAAAAGAAGGCTATATTAAATATGCTGACGTAACAGAAACAGATGTTATTGGATGGGTACAAGCATCTGAAAGTATAAGCAAAGATGACATTGAAGCAAGTGTCGCATCGCAAATAGCGGAATCTAAATCACCAAAAGTAAGCACAGGAGTACCGTGGTAATGAGCACTAGTAATATACAAGTACCTACTTGGGCTTTACCGCTTATAGTAAGCGTGTTTGTAGGAGCCGTATCGTACGGTGCTGCAACTGCCGAAGGACAAGCAACAGCGAAAGAAGTCGAGCGCGTTGGCAAGATTGCTACTACGGTACAAGCCGAAGCGCAGAAAAATGGTAAACAAATTGCACTGAATCAACAAGCTATTCAGCAAATAGCAGATGGACTCAAAGCACAACAAAAGTTAGCAGAAAGTTCAGATGCCAAATTAGGCAAGCTCATCGAGATAATGTTGGAAAAAGATTGATTGCAAAATTGGCTTTTGCATTAATGATACAAATCGATTCTTCTGGTATAAATCCAGAGCTAACTACTTATTGGCAACGAAAAGATCATTGTCGTTATATGGCTCAAAGTTTGATGATGCCTGGTAGATATTTCATACCTGTACAAAACGCTTATTGTAAAGTAGTATTTGTTGACGATGATCAGAAGTTATTGACATTACGGGTTAAACCGCAACCAATAGAAGAAGAAACAGAAACACCAATATAGGAGAGTAAGATGGCTGAAGATAATACAAGTCCAAAGATTGTTATAGATGACAAAGAATATTCTATAGATGATTTGTCAACAAATTGTAGAGAATTGCTTGCACAAATACAGGTTAGTAGCAACGCAATACAAATGTTTACTGCGTTAATAAATGTGGCAAAGATTGGCATTGAAGTACAGACGAAGGACTTTAGAAAGTTATTGCCAGATGATCAAATAGAAGAGATATCGCCCGAAGAGATAAATTAATGTTCCAAGATCTAATACAACCTGTCGCTGGATTACTTGACAAGTTCATACCTGACGCAGATGAAAAAGCAAGGCTATCCCATGAAATAGCCACTATGTCGGAAAAGCATCATCAAAAATTGATGTTACAGCAGATTGAACTTGCAAAGATTGAAGCAAAAGGCAGTATGTTACAGCGAACTTGGCGTCCAATGATCGGTCATTGCTGTTGGGTTGGCCTGGCATACAATGTAATCATAAGCCCGTTCCTAGGTATTTGGTTGCCCGTGCCCGAGATACAGAGCGATTTACTTTATCCCGTTTTGCTTGGAATGCTGGGAATGTCTGGGATCAGAGGAGTCGAAAGAGTTAAAGGGAAAGCGTGAGTTGGTTAGAGGATTACAACGGTGAAGGCGCGCGTTGGTGGCATGTAATAGTTTTATTTTTAGTCGTTGGTGGATTGATGACCTATGTATTATTTTTTGGGAGTGAAACAACGGAAACATTCTAATGTTATTTGGTAAAGACAAGCATAGATATTTTTCACAAGATGAATTACGCTGTAAGTGTGGTTGTGCGAGATACTTTTTTGATGATAAGACTTTGAAAGTATTGAACAAAATACGAGAATCTTGTAACTTTCCGTTTGTTGTATCAAGTGGATACCGTTGTGAACAACATCCTGTAGAAGCAAAAAAATTAAAGGCTGGTAAAAAAATTGGCACTCATGGACATGGTAAAGCTGTTGATATATTATGTGATGGAGAACAAGCGCTAAAATTATTATTTTATGCACAAGCGCATGGTATAACGCGTATAGGTGTAAAACAAAAAGGCAGAAATAGATTTATACATTTAGACACTTGTGAAGAGTCTGAAGGATTCCCGACCCAAGCCATCTGGTCGTACTGATTTTCAATACCCCCTTGCCCTCGTTAAGAGGGCTTTTTTATTTACATTTACTATCCCGTAGTTTACACTTATGTTAACGGGAGAGTCATATGCAAACAAGTGAATCAATAAAACAAATATCTAAGAGTTTAGTCAAAGCGCAATCAGAAATTGGTGGTGCAGTAAAAGATAAACAAAACACTTTTTTCAATAGTAGTTATGCAACATTGGGCGCTGTTATTGAGGCTGCAAAACCATCTTTAATACAAAACAAACTTTGTGTTATACAGAATCCTTACAATGAAGCAAATGCCGTTGGTATCGAGACAGTAATCTTACATGAGTCTGGAGAATACATAGCAGAGAGATTTGCAATGCCTTGGAAAAAAGTAGATCCAACAGAACAAGGCAAATTGATTTCGTATGCTAGGAGGTACGCACTTATGTCAATGTTAAACATACCAATGGTAGATAACGATTTTCAGTCTAAAGCTTTAGTTAAGGGATTTGGATTAAATTATACAGAAGAGGAAAAAGAAATATTTGATGCTTGTATTGAGAATGACGATGCGAGAAGTGCAAGTGCCTTAGAGCAAACAGCAACGGAACGAGCGCAGATAGATTTATATAAAACGATTGATAGTGGGATGCGCCATGCAACAAAGCAGAAACATAGGAAGTTAGTGCGTGATGGACAGAAAATGTGGCTAGAGATTGTCATGGATGTTTTGGAATTAGTAGAAGCAGAAAACAATCATGATTTAAGTGCCTATTTGGAAAACTTTCAGAATCATGAAAGAAAACATTTAGGTAATCTTGTGGGTGAGGATATATCTAAAAAAATATACAAGATGTTAAATTAAGGAGAGGTTATGACTAAAGGGATAAATTTGCGTATTAATGTATCAAGAATTGACAAGAGTAAACTATTTCACGGTAAAAAAGGTGTGTATTTAGACATGACTTTGTTTTTAAATGATGAACTTAGTCAAGATGGAAACAATGGTTTGATCAAGCAGAGTCAGACGAAACAAGAGAGAGAAGACAAGGTTCAAGCTCGAATCTTGGGTGACGCAAAAATATTTTGGACATCTGAAAAAAATGCAGAAGTCAAAAAATCAGAAGAAGTAGAAAAAAAGAAACAACCAGAGAAGCAAGAACAAAAAGAGGAACAAAAATTAAAAGACACGTTTTTTGATGATGATATTCCATTCTAATTAAAAACCCCCCACAAAGGGGGGGATAAACCATAGGAGAGTTTTTTGGTCAGTCGGGAGAACTGACGAAAACAATATATCATAGGATGAATATTAATGAAATTTTTACATATAGGTAATCAAGTGTGTAAAGCACAGAACAGACTTGGTATAAGTAACAGGGAATTTGCGCGTAGAGCAAAGACTTCACCGCAGCAAATACTTAGATGGCGTAATAATGCCAACATGAAATTTCACACTATAGAAAGAGTTTGTGAATCTCTAGATATAGATATTTATAACTTTTTGCAAAATTAGTGTTTACTTTATTGTAAACATTTGATACAAAGTCCAAGTTAGTCGGGTGTAAGGATTGAGAATTAATAAACTCAATAGCTCTAGTGACCCCTAGATAAGCACCCCTGATCAATTTGGCTATTGTGACGGATCACGACCTAGATTCTAAATACGACTAACAAAAAGCCACTAAGCAGAGAAATCCCTTAGAACGCATTTGTACGGTCAGTATAAAGGGTTATATTATCTAAAATAAATAGGGAGTATGAAAATGTCACAATGTCAAAGGTTAATACGTCATTTGAAAGATGGTCATTCTATTAATATGGAAAATGCTAGAATGATCTATTCCATAGGTAGGTTGCCAGCAAGAATTCATGAAATCAAAAACAAACCAGAGTATCGCAGTCAAATAAAAGGCTACGTATTTGAAGATAAAATAGTTACTCATAAAAATCAGTTTCAGGAAAAGTATCGCGTAAAAGAATATTGGTTGAGAAAACTAAATGATTCTTAAATCTGGTAAAGAATGGACTCCAGCTGAAGAAGATGTAATACAATGGCAACGATCATACCCGAGGGTAGATGTTCATAGAGAATTAGCTGCAATGGATGAATGGTTGTACGCTAATCCAAAACGCAGAAAGACCCAAACAGGAATTAAAAGATTTGTTAATGGTTGGTTAAATCGTGCGGATCAAACAGGAGGCCAATCCCCATTTACCAAACAATCTAATCAATCTTCTATTCGTGATCGCAGCTTAGCAATGTCCTTAACAGATATTTCATGGTTAGACGAAGCAGACAAAGAGAGTATGCGTAAATATTATCTTAACAAATGCGGATATTATTGGGATAATGGCTGGCATGGTAATTATCCAGGTAAATAAATTTTGTCGAAGGCTAGTGTTGCCAGAAAACTAATTTATAAAGGACGCAGAAAAAATATGATTTCTGGTGATCTTTACACAATTCGAGAATTAAGTGATTTAAGTGGATTAAGTGTTGCCACTCTCGATTATAGATTAAAAGAACTTGATTACGTTACTGACGCGCTTCTGTGCGAGAAATACCGCAAAACAAAACCAAAACCAACCAAAGGGCTGGCTCAAAGCATATCTCGTACTTGGTTAAAAAAGAGGTTAGTGAAGTGACCAGCTTTTATTTATATAGATCTAAAAAAGATTATCAAGATAAAAAAGAATATCTTGAAAGACATATTTATGATTGGAACTTTGCAACTCCCCTTAAGATAGAACTTAAACCATATAGAAATCCAAGATCAATATCTCAAAATTCTTTGTTTCATAAATGGTGTAAAGAAATTAGCGATAAGTTTATTGAACGCGTAGAGAACGCAAGTCCAGAAAATATAAAGTTGTATTTAAAGCATATGTTTTTAGGAACGGAAAGTCTTGTTTTAGGTAACACCGTAATAAAAGATCAAGTTAAGCAATCGAGCAAGTTAGATGTTGGTGAGATGTTACATTTTATGGATCAAATATACCATTGGTCGTTAGATCATGGGATCATTTTGACTGTTCCAGAAGACAGCGATTATCAAAAACAAAAGGCGTTGCAGAATGAGTAGATCACATTGGGAATCTTTGTTGCAGTTCTGCCGCAGTGAAGCACAAGAAAGAAATGTCAAAGCAATCTTAGAACACGGATCGATTGTTAACGCAGCAAAAGCTTTAGGTCTTAATCGTAGAACTGTTGGTAAGTCAATAAAGATCGTGGAGAAATATGCGGCTTCTCAAGGTATAAGTGTTGATCGAGATTTAACGAGGCAGACCGCAGAAGGATACTATGCAAAGAGAATAAGCACCGCATATAAAGATGATGGTTCTGTTGCTTTGCAATGGGTGATTCAAGAGCCAGAAAGAAGGAGCATAGAGGAAAAAATAAATGCGTTGTTAGAGGGAATACAAGATGACATCAGAGGAGTAAAAGACCCTGTCCCCTTTGAGTCACAATCTGATAATAATTATTTAGCGATGTATATACTAGGTGATCATCATTTTGGCATGTTGGCAGACAGCGAAACAAAATTAGATGATTCAGACTGGGACGTAAAAATAGCAACGAAAGTTATTATTGCGGCTGTAGAGAAATTGACAAATCGAGTGAACAACGCTTCGGTTGGTGTTCTTCTTAACGTGGGAGATTTTTTTCATAACAATGACAGCACTAATTTGACAGCGAGTGGTAATAGATTAGATGTTGACACTCGCATTGGTAAAACATTTAAACTTGCAGGAAGACTATTTCAAATACTGATCGAAGCAATGCTACGTGTTCACAAACAAGTTTTGATAATTAATGTGAGAGGAAATCATGACTTTGACATGGCTTGTCATTTAAGCAGTTGTTTAGAGCTTATTTATGAAAAAGAACCCAGAGTAACAATATTGCCTAACTATTCAATGTTTCTTCATTATGAATGGGGTAATAATCTTTTTGTTTTTCATCATGGTCATCGTGTTAAACATGAACAGATTTTACAAACGGTTGTGAAACACTTAGACAAAGAATGGTCGCAGTGTAAAAATAGATATTGTCACTTAGGACATATTCATCATCAATTAAAAAGAGAAGTATCCTCGATGCACTTTGAACATTGGGGTTCACTTGTCGCAACGGATCAATGGCACGATGATCAAGGTTATGGAGCAGAGAGATCGATGAGCGCAGTCATTTATCATAAACAACATGGAGAAGATAGTCGCGTCAAAATTACGATGGATCAATTACGTGTCTGACATTAGATATTTACACGAGGGCTTGCACATGATTAAGCGACAATATTGCGTTTGTGGCAATACCTTGGAATATTGGCTAAATGAAAAAGAAGAAGCTTTCGCAGTGTGTTCAAAATGCGATGTAAAAACACCAGACATTATGATAGTGAAGGATCGAACATGCAATCATTAAAAAGACAGGTGGGTGGCGATCATTACAAAAATTTAGTGATGCAGCCAGTTCAGTATATACAAGCAAACAAGTTAGGATTCTGTGAGGGGTCAATAATAAAGTATGCGACTCGGTGGCGAGAAAAAGGCGGTATTAGAGATCTAGAAAAAATCAAACATTTCTGCGATATATTAATTGAAGATGAAAAAGCGGAACAAGAAATCATTGACAATCGCACAAGAAGTTGAAAAGGCTGCGGTACTTCTACAAAAACTAGTGAGAATGAAAGCATCTGACGATAACGGTTATTGTCAGTGTGTATCTTGTAAACGCATTGCACATTACAAAACTATGGACGGTGGACATTACTTCTCAAGACGTCACACCAGACTTAAACTCTATGAAGAACAAATACATCCTCAATGCAAGAGATGTAACATGATGATGTCAGATCCTATGGTACAAGATGCGTATCGAGAGTACATGATTGACATGTATGGGGAAAAAAGGGTGAAAGCATTAAAAAAATTGTTGTATTTACCGCCAAAAAAATTTATAAGAGAGGAGGTTGTTTTATTCCAGAAAGAAGTACGGGAGAGAATAAGGCATGAAGAAAAACGCATAGGAGAGTAAAATGGTTGATAAAAAAGTTTATAATCGTAAGGAGTTAGATGAAATCTTAGAAGTTCATCGATGTTTTTATAATTTTTTAGATGAGATAGCACAATTACAGAGTAATGAAGAACCTGTCCGTCTTTACGAAGAGGATATTGATAGACATCGAAAATCGATGGCAGATGCAAAAAAATGGTACGATTACATCGACAAACACGTAGACGATAATGATGAAGTACACATACCAGTGACAGAACATAGTAAAGCAGTCCTTGAAGAAGTAGAGAGGTTAAGAAGAGTATGGGGTCGCAATTAATACTTTTTATAACGACTTGGTTTTGTTTATGGGTTCTTGGCGTTTTGTTACACGGTGCGTACCTATGTGTTGAAGATGCCGAGATGCGATGGAAGCAACGACACGTTGATAAAAATACATTAAATAAGTAAAATCAAACACTTATAATGTTACAGGAAAACATTATGAGTAGTTTTACTGATCGTGTCTATCAGTGTAAAAAACATGGCTGGAATGATTTACTTACGGTTGTGGATAATTTGCACACTTCATTACATAGTAATCCTGAAGCGGCAAGACAAATTGTAAAAGGGATGCAATCCTGGATACAAGATGTTGACACAAGACAATCTTTACTTACCCCCAATGAAGTTGATCTGCAAAATAAAAACCCTTTAATGGATTTAGAGAAAGATCACAATTAAATTATGGCAGTTCAAATAAGCATCAATCTTAAAGAGTATGAAGGCAAGTTAGATTTTCTTGCTAAACGTGTGTTTCCGAAATCGGCAAGTAAAACGATCAACGATATTTCTTTTAATACGATGAGATTATTAAAGGAGGACATTGATAAATATGTTGACGGCGGCGCAGTTCCGTATACAAAAAGTGGTATTGCTGTAGACAAATCAAATGTGCGTACGCTATCTGGATTGGTTGGGTATCTCGGTAGTCGTTTTTGGTTAAAGACAATTACATATGGTGGTGTTGTTAAACCATATGCCAAATCACAAGTTTTAATCGAACCCGTCAAGTCGATGCAAAAACTAAACAAGTACGGCAACATCGCTAGAAATACTTTAGCAAGAAAAAAAGCTAATACGGCTCTGTATTTTGTCGGAAAACCAAACAATCGAAAGGGGCAAAATAAAAGGTACGGTCTATATCGATATTACAAAAATAAAGCACCTCGATTAGTGATTGCACTTGATAGGAAACAGAGAACACAAAAAGCTATATTCCCAGCACCAAAGATTGCGCAAAAGTACATAAAGCAAAACTTTATGCGCCGCTTCCAAATTAGAATGAGATTTGAGATTCGCCGCATGAAAATCCCTACGGGATTCTGATTTACTATCCCATGGTTGTTTCTGCGAGGCATTTGAACAAAGGCTATCCCACGCGTATTTCCGCAAGCAAAAACGGTAAAGGCTATCCCACGCGTGTTTCTGCGACAAAATTGCACAATGGCTATCCCACGGATATTTCCGCAATCAAATTGGATAACGGCTATCCCATGGCTATCCCATGGATAAATTCGGATAAAAATCGCATAAACAGGTTAAAAACTACTGTATAAAAAAACAGGTTTACATTTTTGTAAATATCTATAAAGTAGGGGTTACATTTATTAAAACGGGAGTAACAACATGAAAGGGTATATCAACAGCAGAGAGAGAGAATACACAATAGCAAAAGAACAAATTACATTTTCATTGCGTGGTAAAAATAAATATTATTACGCTTTTCAATGTGCTCAATTTGAAAAAAATATCATCAAATATGGTTATGATTCATACGCAACTAGCACAGCCGTAAAAAACGAGGGTTTGTTCTTTAATGAGTTCTCTATCACTTTAGGTCATTACTACGGTCACGATCTAAAAAGATTTAACAGCAAACAAGAAATGCTAGGTTTTGTTATTGGTTATAACGAGTCAATTAACAATTTTGAATACTACAATCAAATTAAAACAGCATAAGGGGAAAAACTTGATGAAAACTTTTAGCGATCTTAAAAGAAAATTTATTAAGGGGACTGAGTTAAAGTGTGTAAGGAATGATCACACTGATAAATACCTCAATGTCACTAGAAAAATAGATGTCGTTCAAACTAACGCAATATGTTTTGAGGGTGGGTCTTGGCTCTATTTTCCCAAAGCAAAATATGTAGAAATATTAGGTGATAACGCTTTTTCTTTTGTGGGTGGGGATTTTGCAAGCCAGAAAGGAAAAACAATAACCTACGAGTTTACAGCATAAGGCGTGAATGTAGTTAACAGCATAGAGAGACATTTTAAATAGTGTCTCTTGTGGTGTTAATTAAACACCGTTAAACAATAACAAAAGGTATTGAAATCATGCGAAAGATAGAAAAAGAAGCCACCCGAGCTTTTTTAAATCGGAAAACTTGGCGGAAAAACAACACCTCTACAGGGCTAGAAAATGGCAGAAGGTGGGGCTTACGCTTACATAATAATTTAATTGCAGTTTTACATGATGATGGCACGGTTGTCGTGAACAACTGCGGCTGGGAATCTCGGACAACTCAAAGCCGTTTAAATGCTTTATGCGTTGCGCTGGGTATGAGGTCAAAAGTGTGTATTAAAAACTGGATTATGTACATAGAGGATGTAGAAGGAAACCAGCAGAGAATGGGGGGTAAATGGTGGATAATTAAACAAGGTAAGGAAACCTTGAAAGATTTGTCAACAGATATCGCCTGTTTAATTGATGACTTAGAAAGGGACGAAAACAATATTTTTACAGTGCCACAGCTAGAGCAAGAGCTGTTAATAATCAAATCTAAAATTGATAAAATAACTGCCCGTCCGTGGCCTGCATGGAGGGTTATCTGATGAATTATAAACAACTTAAGATAATAGACCAGCAGATCCGAAGAAAAGCGGCAGAAAGCGCCGCCCGATATATTGCAGTTAAGAAAATGCAAGCGAGAGTTAAACGCATAATTAAAAAAGAAATATTTGTTTTAATTTGTATTGCTTGCTTTATATGGTGGCTGTATTAAATGGTCGACCGCCATAATCGGCGTATTATGTGCGGAGACTTTAATTTTTAGCCTAGCGTTATTTATTCAATAAACAATCACAAAAAACAAAATTAACCCCGTGCAATGCGGGGTTTTTTTTGTCCATATAAAAATATTAAACAAATCAAAGCAGCATCACATAACACCCCCCCGTAAAAGCTCCAGAATAGCCGTTTAAGGAATTTTATACGTTTACCTGTACCTACCTATTGGTAAAAGTAAACGAGCTAATATATTATTTTTATTTGAGGCAAGAAACCGCACAGAATCGCGTCTAACGGCTTTTAATATTTTTACTGCCAATATATCAAAAGTTTATGTAAAGTCGCTGAGAGGCGTTTATATGGGCGTATGCAATAGGTACTGTGACAAGCTAGCGCGGCAGGGGTGCGCGGCGCGCGAAGCTTTTTTAGTGATAGAATTTCTCTAAACTAATTTTGTGTGACTTTACATTTTGGTTCTTTTCAACAATAATTCGTGAATAGGAGAGATTATGGGATCAACTGGTGGTGTTAAGCTTGGTTCGAGTTATGACGCTGCGAGGACAAGGAAGGTCAACGCTGAAGCTGAGATCGCAGAGCTTGAGTTGGCAAAGGTACACGGGACGCTTGTTGTAGCAGAGGATGTTGTAAAAGCTTGGACTGATGTGTTAGGGGCTTTGAAGGGTAAATTATTAAGTATACCGACAAAAGCAGCACCCGTTGTATCTGTGGAATCAGAAGCTTCTATATGTCAAGACATATTAGAAGATTTGCTGAATGAGGCGTTAGAAGAACTTACAACCTATGAGCCAAGCGTTAACCCATCATCCACAAGCAGATCTGTTGACTCATCTGAAAACAGCGATGCAAGTACTGAAGCCACCACCAAGACTAAGCGTAAGTCAGTGGGCAGACCAAAAAAGACGACTCGACTCACAAACTAGCGCAGAGCCAGGAAGTTGGCATACCAGTAGAGCAGAATATCAAAGAGGCATAATGGACGCTTGCTCTGACCCTAAGATTAGAGAAGTGGTTGTGATGTCTGGGGCGCAACTTGGTAAGTCAGAAGTATTATTAAATATTATTGGTTATCACATCGACAGTGATCCATCGCCTATCTTATGCTTACAACCTACGTTAGAGATGGCGCAGACGTTTTCAAAGGACAGAGTAGCAAATGGTTTGTTACGTGCGACTACGTGTTTGAAGGGTAAAGTAAAAGATCCACGCGCTAGAGATTCGGGTAATACAACACTACATAAATTATTTCCTGGCGGTAGTCTGACCTTGGTAGGTGCAAACTCACCAAGCGGTTTGGCAAGCAGACCTATTCGTCTGGTTTTGTGCGATGAGGTAGATCGATATCCACCTAGTGCTGGTACGGAAGGCGACCCAATACAATTAGCGCGCAAACGTGCAGCTACGTTCTGGAACAGAAAGATTGTTATGGTATCTACCCCTACTAATAAAGATGCGAGTAGGATTGAAGAAGCTTTTGAACAATCTGATCAAAGATATTATCAAGTACCTTGTAAACATTGCACGACTTATCAGAAATTGAAATGGTCAAATGTACAATGGGAAAAAGGTGATCCCGATTCTGCAAAATACCTTTGTAGTAACTGTGACACTTTGTGGACAGATTCTGACAGAAGATGGTCAATCCGTAATGGTGAATGGATTGCGGATGCAGATTTTACTGGCGTTGCTGGTTTTTGTATCTCTGGATTGTATTCGCCTTGGACACCGTTGGCAGATGGTGTACGTGACTTTTTAGCTATGCGTAAAAATCCAGAACAATTAAGAGTATGGACAAATACGTATTTAGCTGAAACATGGGAAGATCAAGGAGAAACTATAGACGACTACTCTCTCACCGAGCGAAGAGAGGCATATGGAGAAAATATACCTGAAGAAGTTATATTCCTTACGTGTGGTGTAGACGTACAGAATGATAGATTAGAATTATCTATTATTGGATGGGGAAGAGATGACGAGTCTTGGGTAATTAGTCATGACGCTATCTACGGTGATCCATCTACTCCGCAATTATGGACAACATTAGATACAAAATTATTTACAACATATTTAACAAATGACGGTAGAACATTACCTATTAGAGCTACTTGCGTAGATAGTGGTGGACATTTCACGAATACTGTATACTCGTATTGCAAGAAGAACTATGCAAGGCGTGTTTTTGCAATAAAGGGTATTGGTGGCGAAGGAAAAGCCATTGTTGGTAGACCGTCAAAGAATAATATAGGCAAGTGCCTACTATTTCCTGTTGGCGTTGATACAGCAAAGGATCTTCTATTCGCACGTTTACGAATTAAAGATGAAGGTGCTGGATATATTCATTTTCATGATGATTTGAATGATGAATACTTCCGACAACTTACAGCAGAAAAGATTGTAACAAAATTTTCTCGTGGATACAAAAAGAGGGTATTCCAGAAAATAAGACCGCGTAATGAAGCGTTAGACTGCTTTGTGTACGCGATTTCTGCTTATGCGATATTAAATGTTGATATTAACGCATTAGCGGATAAAAGAGAGGCGCAAGAGAGAGCGACACCGCAAAAGGAGAATCTTGTGCAACAAAAACAATCTTTCGTGCCTAAAACGAAAAAGAGTTTTGTTAATTCGTGGCGATAAGGTAAAAACATGGCAAACGCATTTGACGCTACCAACGCTCCAGAAAATGAACCAGCAGAAATTGTTGTTGGTGATTTTGCACAATGGAAAAGATCAGATCTCGTAACCGATTACCCAACAAGTTCTTTCACAGCTAAATACGTAGCAAGAATTACTGGTGGTGGTGCGAATGAGATTACCATTACTGGAACTGGTCAGACAACACATTATTTATTTACTGTAAACAGTGCGACCAGTGCAAACTTCAACGCTGGTCATTATTACTATCAACTTGAGATATTACGTAACTCTGACAACGAAAGAGTGGTTGTTGATCGAGGTTCGTTTGATATATTACCAGATTTAGATGTAAATCAAGCAGATCCGCGATCTCATGCAGAGATTATGCTGACTAAAATAGAGAGTTTGTTGAGTGGCAAAGCAGACAGTGACGTTGCTAACTACAGCATTGCTGGAAGATCACTAACAAAACTAACATTTGAAGAGTTAAGAGATGCAAGAGACTTCTATAGACAGGAAGTTTTGCATGAAAACAACGAATTAGATCTTAAAAATGGCAGAAAAGGGTCTAGCACAATACAAGTGAGGTTCTAAATGGCAATTTTGGACATTTTTAAGGGTAAACCAGAGAAAAAAAAGCAAATGTTCAAGCGAAGTTACGCTGCCGCTAATACAGGCAATCTTTTTGCAGATTTTAAAGCTTCGGAACGCTCATCTGACTCTGAATTACGTCCAGCGATCAGAACAATACGATCTAGGGCGCGAGATCTAGCGCGAAACAATGAATACGCAAAAAAATACTTAAATCTACTTAAGAATAACGTAATTGGAGACAGAGGGTTTACTTTACAGGTTAAAGCGACTGATTCCGTAGGTAGATTAGACCAAGATGGTAACAGCAAAACAGAACACGCGTTCAGAAAATGGGGTAAATTAGGTAATTGTACTGTCGATGGCACTCTTTCATGGGTAGATGCACAAAAGCTCGCAATAGAATCCTTGGCGCGAGATGGTGAAGTATTCATTGTCAAGCATCGAGGAGCAAAGTTTCATGATTCTTTTGCAATAGAGTTCATAGAACCAGATCAGATTGACGAGCAAAAGAACGAAAGATTGCCTAATGGCAACAGTATCCGAATGGGTGTAGAACTAAATAAGTTCAGAAAACCTGTTGCATATCATGTACTTACGTATCATCCTGGCGATTATGACTTTACTACAAGTGCCAAAACGCCTAAACATGTAAGAATACCAGCGAACAAGATGATTCATTTATATGATCCCATACGTGCTGGACAAACGCGTGGAGAGCCTTGGATGACAAGTGCGATACCAGCTATGAAGCAGTTAGGAGCATTAAGAGAAGCGGCAATAGTAAATGCCAGAATTGGCGCATCTAAGATGGGTTTCTTTACTAGTCCAAGTGGAGATGGATTTATAGCAGATGATTTGCAAGCTAACATGCCGATTATGGAGGCATCACCAGGTACATTCCATCAATTACCGAATGGTATAGATTTTAAGACGTTTGACCCGCAATATCCTAATAATGAATTTGATGCGTTTCATAAAGCAGTGTTAAAAGGTATCGCGTCTGCTTTAGGTGTTAGTTACTTTGCTTTATCTAATGATTTAGAATCAGTAAGTTATTCGTCTATTCGACAAGGTGCATTAGAAGAAAGAGATAACTATCGGAATCTACAGAACTTTATGATTGATCATTTTGTTCGTGTTATATATGACGAATGGTTGTCAGCAGCGATGGAAATAAACTCTTTTGGTATTCCTGTAAGACAATACGATAGATTTTCTGAGGCAGCTACATTCCGAGGGAAAGCTTGGAATTGGGTTGATCCGCAGAAAGAAATGAACGCTGCGGTCTTAGGTCTTAAAACAGGTGTGTTAAGTTTATCAGATGTCGCGTCACAATATGGAAAAGATATAGAAGAATTAACGTCACAGATAGCAAGAGACAAAGATGTAGCAGAACAATATGGTATATCCTACGCATTTGAACCATATGGAGCAAACACAAATGCTGTAGATCCAGAGATTGTAGGGGAAGATAGTGGCGATAATTAACGGTGTAGATATCAACACGATACCTACTGAGGGAATGGTTGAAGAGGCTATCCGAGGGCTAGAGTGGCGTAAAGAACACGGAAGAGGTGGGACGGAAGTAGGGGTTGCCAGAGCGCGTGATATTAAAAATAGAAAGGAATTGTCACCCGATACTATTAAGCGTATGTTCTCGTTTTTTAGTAGACATGAAGTTGACAAGAAAGCAGAAGGTTTTAGACCTGGTGAAGATGGTTATCCAAGTGCGGGAAGGATCGCTTGGAGTCTTTGGGGTGGCGATCCAGGGTTTACATTTTCTAAGAAGGTTGTAGCGCAAATAAATAAAGCAGAGGAAAGAGCGATGGAACGAGAAGAGATCAGAGATGATGTATTCACTACAGAAGAAGAAGCAGAAGATAGAGCGCGCGAAATAGGGTGTGTTGGGACTCATTCGCACGATGAAGATGGTAATACCGTCTATATGCCATGTGAAACTCATGAAGAGTACATCGAAAAGACAGGACAAGATGTGAGATACGATCATGATGATGAAGAAGAAAGATCACCTATCACTGGTGCGGTGCGTGAAGGTTTGGCAAAGAAAGTATCTGATCATAACGAAAAAGTAGGCAATGTTGCATCGAAGAGAACTAATTTAAGAACACTTAGTGCTGTATTTAGGCGCGGTGTGGGAGCGTACAAAACTAATCCAGGTTCAGTGCGTCCGACAGTAAAATCACCAGAACAATGGGCTTACGCAAGAGTTAATTCTTATCTATATGCTCTACGTAATGGCAAGTTTAGGGGTGGTAAGCATGACACTGATCTTTTACCAAAAGGTCATCCAATGTCATCCAAAGACAGAGCAATGGAAGAAAACTTAGATTTTGAGGACTTTATTATGGAAAACGAAAGCGAAGCCATTGTAAATGATGGCGTTGAAAACGAAACCGTTGATAGAGAGCATGAAGCCGAAGTCAAGCATAGAGCAATGGCAATGGACATGTCACCTATTGATGAAGATAACAGGACAGTTAGAATGGCGATAAGTTCAGAAGAACCTGTCGATAGATCATTCGGAAAAGAAATATTAGATCACAAGCGAGACTCAATCGATTTGTCTTTTTTAGCTAGTGGTCGCGCTCCTCTGCTTATGGATCATGATCAGAATAAGCAGATTGGAGTTATAGAATCAGTAGATCTTGATGAGGATGCGCGCAGACTACGCGCTAAAGTTCGCTTTGGAAAAGGTGAAATGGCTCGTGAAGCATTTAGTGATGTTGTTGATGGCATCAAGGCTAACATATCTGTTGGCTATGCAATCAATAAAATGGAACGGGATCACAAAGATAAAACCACATATCGTGCTAAATCTTGGCGTCCCGTGGAAGCAAGTTTAGTGTCTATACCAGCCGACATGACAGTCGGAGTTGGACGGTCAAACGAGCCTCTAAAAGAACCCGTAATTAAAACTGCAACTAGAGAGGAAAACACTATGTCAGAAGTTGATATAGATGCGGTTAAGAAAGAAGCTCAACAAGCCGCGAGAAAAAATCACTCAGAAATTGTTGAACTAGGTGCAAGGCATAACAAGTCCGACATGGCTAATAAAGCAATCGCGGATGGGAAGTCTATTGAAGAGTTCCGTGGCGAGTTGTTAGAAGTTATCGGATCTGATCGTGCTTTGGAAAGTCAAGACATTGGTATGGACACGACAGAAATCAAAAGATTTAGTCTTGTTAGAGCTATCAAAGCTCTTGCTAATCCAATGGATAAAAGAGCGCAAGAAGACGCGGCATTTGAATTTGAATGTTCAAGGGCTGCTTCTGATCAGTATGGTACTAATGCACAAGGCATTATGTTACCAGCAGAAGTCTTAAGAACTTGGAAGCGTGACATGAATTCATCGGACGACTCCGCGTTGTTCACAGATGATTTCCGTGGTGGCGATTTCATTGATGTTCTTAGGAACGCTTCATCTGTAATGCAAGCTGGAGCTAGAATGTTAAGTGGTCTATCTGGTGATGTTAAGATACCAAAGAAGACTGCTGCTTCTACTGCATCTTTCATTTCGTCCGAAGGTGGTGCGGCTTCTGAGTCTGAAATGACTGTTGGACAAGTTTCAATGGTTCCTAAGACTTTAGGTGCGTTCACAGACGTTACTCGTCAGTTATTGATACAGTCAAGCTTAGACGTAGAAAGTCTCATACGAGATGATCTATCAAGAGCTTTAGGTACTGCAATCGATAAAGCTGGACTTGAAGGTAGCGGATCTTCTGGAAACCCAACTGGTATCTTAAACACAACTGGTGTGAATCAAGTAACAAACTTCGCAGCGGCAAATCCAACATTTGCTGAAGTTGTAACACTTGAGACTGCTGTTGCTACAGACAATGCTCTATTGGGTAACTTGTCATACATCTTGCCAGCATCAATGTACGGTGCGTTAAAGACTGTAGAGAAAGCAACTAACACAGCACAGTTTGTTGTCGAGCCAGGAGGAACTATCAATGGTTACACAGGTATAGTTTCTAATCAGTGTACTGCTGGTAACTTGTACTTCGGTAACTTTGATGATCTGTTGATTGGTATGTTTGGTGGTATCGACATAACTGTTGATCCATATACTGCATCAACAACTGGTACTGTCAGAATCGTAGCGTTACAAAGTGTAGACGTAGCTGTACGTCACGCTGTATCGTTCGCGTTTGGAAATGACGGTTCTTAATTAATATAGGGGGGCTTGTCCCCCCTTTATTTGAGGTATTGTTATGAAATATGAAGTCGTAAAGAAGTGCATCGTGGAAGGTCACGATTATGGCGTTGGCAAGACAGTAGAACTTTATAATCATGATGTTGCTGATCGTTTGATGGAGAACGGATACATTGTTCCACATGGAACATCACCAAAAGTTCACAATAAAAGTGTTGACGTAAAAAAAGACAATGTGAAGACAAGAAATAACGATGGTTGAAACTGCGAGTGACAGATTGATTATGTTGTCGGATTTTGGTGAGGACGTAGTATTTACGCCCGTAGGTGGTAGTGCATCTACAATAAAAGCAATCTTCGATAACATTTATCAGTCCGTAGAAGCGGGTGGATCGGTGGGCTTCGCCTTGACCCAACCAAAAATTATGGTGCGAACAGCAGACGTTCCAAGTATCGCGGAAGGCGATAATATAAATTTAAGGTCTACTAATTACACTGTAAGAGTCGTTATGCAAGATGGAACAGGAATGACAGAGATAGGTTTAGAAGCATAATGGCTCATGTCAGAAAGTTAATTAGAGATAATATTAAAACGACTATTACTGGATTGACGACAGTCGGAACGAATGTGTTTCAATCAAGAGTCTATCCCGTAGCTGCGCCAAAGTTACCGTGTATGATGCTCTATAGCAAAGACGAAATAGTTGAGTATCATTCCATAGGTAGTCCAAGGCTACAGGAACGCACAGTTAACTTTACAATAGAAGTATTTGTGCGAGGATCTAGTGGTTATGACGATCAGATAGATCAAATATGTCTTGAAGTAGAAGAGGCGTTATATACAGATTTAAGTCGAGGTGGTAATGCTATTGAAACTAAAATTAGCAACTTCGATGCAGATTTCAATGGTGACGGAGATCAGCCCGTGGGTATAGCTACGTTAACTGTTGAAGTGCGATATCAGGTGCGTGAAAACAATCCAGATGTCGCTATTTAATGGCAATAGCCTAAACTAACAAACAGCGCAAAGGCGCGAGGAGTTTGAAATATGTCAACTTATGCTGGAGTAGGTGGCGCGGTTTTTAGTGGGACTAATGCCGTTGCTGAAATAAGAGATTGGTCATTGGAGTTAACAGGTGCAACAGCAGATTCTACTGTGATGGGAACCTCTGGAAGCTTCATGACTGTAAAACCAACACTCAAATCTTGGACGAGTTCTTTCAGTGTGATCTGGAATGATTCAGATAGCAATGGACAAGGAGCATTTGTAGAAGGAGCAGCAGTTACGCTAAATCTTTATCCAAGTGGGAATAGTTCTGGTCAAGTGAAGTGGTCTGGTGCTGCGATTGTTACTAGTGTAACAAAGAACGCATCTGTAGATGGATTAGTGGAAGCATCATTTACTGTAACTGGTAACGGAGCTTTGACTGAGTCTACTGTATAACAGGGAGTAAAAAACCATGGGAAAGTTAATTGATACTGCGGTATCGCATTTTAATAATAAAGAGATAAGAAGTTTAAAAGTACCTGAATGGGAAACAACAATTTATTGTAAGAACTTATCTCTCAAAGATAAATCTGATTGGTATAATCGAGCAGATGGCGATAATACTGATTACTTGGTGTACGCTTTGATATTTGGTTGTACTGACGAAAAAGGGAAACATCTTTTTGACGTTGGAGATAAGCACAGCCTTAAAAACAAAGTCGATCCAGAAGTTTTATCACGAGTGGCGAATTTTGTTTTAAGCGTTGCAACAGATGAAGAGGAACGCGAAAAAAACTAATCAATGACCAAGGTGAGATCACTGATTTATTTCTTATGTTTCAATTAGCGGAACATCTTGGTCAACCACTCAACACAATATTAGAGATGACTGTTGACGAGTTTCAGCATTGGTTCACTTACTTCAGAATAAAAGCAAGTAAGGTAAAGGATAAAAATAATGGCTAAAATTGCAACTGCGGTAGTAGAAACAAAAGTTGTCGGCACTGATCAAGTACAAAGAGGCTTGAAAAATGTCGATAATGCTATGCACAGAACAGCAAATACCTCTAAAGCAGTAAACAATCAATTAAGACTTATGCGCGGTGGATTTGGTCAAGTTGGACACCAAGTTCAAGACGTTGCTGTGCAATTACAAATGGGTCAGAACGCTTTGTTGGTTTTTGGACAACAGGGTGGACAGATTGCTTCATTGTTTGGATCTAAAGGAGCAGTCATTGGTGCGATTCTAGCGGTGAGTGCTGCGCTTGCTATGACGCTTGCTCCAAATCTATTTGTCGTTCGTGACAGAATGAAAGAAATGATAAAAGAAAGTGAAGAATCAGCAGAAAGTTTTAATAAGCTTACAGGCGCAGCAAAAGAATTTGCCAAAACCAAGTTGGAAGAACAATTAGAAGCAGAAAGAAAGGTTTTAGCAAAAGCTAACGAACAAGTTGAAGAAAGACGAAGAAGAGTAGAACAAGCAGATGGAGTCATTATTGCTTTTACAGAAAGTGAAGATGCGTACAACAAAAGAGTAGCGGAGGGTAGAGTTCTTCAACAAAAAGCAAATGCCGAAATAGAAAGGTTACAGAAGATTCTGGAAGGTGTTGATCCTACATTTAATAAATTTATAGAGAATCAGAAAAAAGAAATAGAGCAACTCGGTCTGACTGAAAGAGAACTAGATATACTAGCTGTAAAACGTCTTAACATGAGTGATGCTTTAGAAAAAGAAGCTTTAGCTAATGTGAAACTTTTGCATGATGAAAAAGACAGACTTGAGGGTATAAAAGAAGCACAGAATGTAGAGAAAAATCGCGAAGAAACTGTAAAAAGATTTGTAGATCAACTCGAATTACAAATAGCCAAGATTGGAGCAACAAAAAAACAAATTGACGAATACACAATTTCGCAAATGAATCTAAATGACGCAGAGAAGGAACAAATTATGAATTTGTTAAATCTGCGAGAACAAAAGCAAAAAAATCAAGATATTGATGAAGATAAAGAAAAATTAAATAATAAACAAATAGAAACATTTGATCGTTTAAATAAACAGTTAGATGAGCAGTTAGTAAAATTTAGAAAAGGTGAGCAAGCATTAGATAATTTTAAAATTAGTCAAATGAACCTTACTGACGAACAAAAAAAAGCACTGTTAACTAAACAACAATTAATACATGGTTATGAAGAAGAAGAACAAAAGATAAAAGATAATGCAGATGCAGCAGAAAAAGCATTAAAAGAATTAGAGAAGCAACAAGATCAATTTAGAGATGCGTACATGCCATTATTCAATGAATTCGGTGATGGTTTCGCAGATGCAATTACAGGCGCACAGAATTTCGCAGAAGCTATGAAGGGAGTAGCAAAAAGTGTGATTGATAGTCTTATAAGAATGGCTATACAAAAAATGATTATAGATCAGTTATTTTCTGGTTTTATGAATATGTTTGCTCCTCAACAACAAACTACAAGCTTGGGTAGTGCATTGAGTCAAGCTTCAAAAGCTGGTTATGGTATTGAAGGATTTGAGGGGGGTGGGTTTACTGGTTATGGATCAAGATCTGGTGGATTAGATGGTCGTGGCGGTTTTATGGCTATGTTACATCCAAACGAGACAGTCGTAGATCATACAAAAGGATCTGGTGGTGGTGTTGTCATACAACAGACTATTAATGTCACTACAGGCGTCCAACAGACCGTAAGAGCAGAAATAGCAACACTAATGCCACAAATCGCACAAGCTACCAAAGCCGCTGTTGCAGATGCTAGAATGAGGGGTGGTAACTTTAGTAAATCGATGGTAGGAGCGTAAGATGTCATTTCCTTTAGATTTTCCGTCTGTTGGTGTGCAAAATATGACAATGCGATTACGTAGAGTAGTCGCTGTATCAGAATCACCATATACCCTGGATACACAAACATACACACATCAAGGCGCAAGATGGGAAGCTGAGATAAGCTTACCCCCTCTAACTCATTCAGAGGCAAGAGAAATAGAAGGTTTTATCGCTGGATTAAAAGGAATGGAAGGTACTTTCCGATTTGGCAATCCCATACATACTTCTTCGTTATCTGGCTATTCCGTAAGTAGTGCAGCGATCAGGGCAGAACAATTTAATACAGGTACTTCCGGTGCGATCCCTGTAGGTACACATTTTCAGTTATTAAATAGATTGTACATAACTACTAGCACAAAAGCAGATGGATCTGCCGTGCTAAAGTTTCAACCACCTTTGAGAGATGCAATCACGTCATCGACAACATTGACATTTAATTTACCTAAAACTAGTTGGAGATTAGCATCTAATGACATTGGATGGTCAATTAATCAAGCATCATTATATGGTTTTAGTTTTGCTTGTGTGGAGGCAATATGAGTCGTACTTTATCATCTGGAATGTCGGATGAAGTGGTCAAAGCTGTTGTAAGACCGATATATTTAGTGACAATGAATTTCGACAACAGTGAATCCCCAAGTGAATTAAACGTATGGACAGGTATTGGTGATCTGTCCTTTAACAGTAAAACTTATACTGGTTTGGGTGACTTACTATCTTTGAGTCCAATCATAGAAACTGCGGATATCAGCGCAGAAGGATTAAGTATAACCTTGACAGGCGTTAAATCATCACTAATTTCTATAGCCAAAAGTCATGAGTATCAAGGTCGCACTATTGAATGTTACTTGGGCGCTTTTGATGATAACGCTTCTCTAATTGCTGATCCAGTTTTAATATTCTCTGGGTTTATGGACGTTATGACTATAAACGAGAGTGGAGAAACAAGCACAATAAACATTGCAGCGGAAAATAAATTGATACAGTTTGAAAAAACTAAAGTGCGTAGGTTTACGGCAGAGGATCAGAAAATTGACCATGCAACAGACAAAGGTTTTGAGTTTGTTACTGCAATCGTAGAGAAAGAAATTATTTGGGGCAGACCAACATTTTCTGCTGGTGGTTCAACTGGTGCTAATACGCGAGGCGGTACTGGCAACATAGCAAATGCCTAAAATACATTATGATTAAATTTGCACACGAATCTTTGTTTAATGTAAAAGAAGAAATGCAACCGTTGTTAGAAGAACATTGGGAACTCGTAGCTTTAAATAAAGATGTAATTAAACTGAATCCCGATTGGGGAAAATATTTAGATTATTATAATCAAGGATTATTGCATATCTTTACTGCCAGAAAAAAAGATAAGCTTATTGGATATTGTGTTCTTGTTATTAGTCAATCTCTGCATTACAAAGATCACCTATTTGCAAACAATGACGTTGTATTTGTTTTGCCAGAGTACAGACAAGACGCGACAGGTTATAAACTGATAAAATATGCAGAAGAATATTGCAAGGATCATAATGTATCTTTGCTTAATATTAATACGAAAGTTCACGTACCGTTTGATTCTTTGATGGAGTCAATGGATTACACTCTGATAGAGCGAATATATAGTAAATGTTTTAGGTAATTTTATATGGGCGTATCGTTATTAGCTGGATTGACCTCAGTAGCAGGTGGGATGATACAAGCTGGGAAATTTGCGATAGGGCTAGGTAAAGCACTAGGTTTTTTTGCGTTAGGTGCGGGTCTTTCTTTAGTTTCAAGAGCTTTAGCACCAAAGATATCTGACAAAACTCTGGGTGGTCAGACTGTCACAACAAGAGAACCAGCGGCTACTCGTAAACTTATATATGGGCGTACAAGGGTTGGCGGTAACATTGTTTTTCTTGACACGGTTGGAAATGATAACGAGTTTTTATATCTTGTCATTGCTCTTGCTGGTCACGAAATAGACGGATACGAAAAAGTCTACTTTGATGATGAATTGATATATGACTCCGCAAGTTATCAAGGTACTTGGGGTCAATATGTAGATATTGGTTTTTTCACAGGTAATCAAACTGCTGCTGATAATAGTCGTACAAATAATTTAGTTGATGCAAGTACAAAATGGACTGACGATCATAAGTTGTTAGACACTGCTTATATGGTTGTACGGTTACAGTATGATCCTGAGAAGTTTACGCGTGGTTTACCTAATATATCTGCTGTTATTCGTGGTAAAAAAGTCTACGATCCACAAAAAGACAGCACAAGCGCGTCTTATGATGAAAATTTAGGCGTAAGCACACATCGTATTAACGATTCTTCAACTTGGCAGTTTAGTCAAAATCCAGCCTTATGTATCCGAGACTATCTGACAGACGTTAAATATGGACTTGGAGAAACACCTACAAACATTGACGTCACTTCTCTTAATACAGCACAAAATGTATGTAATCAGACTGTCTCGCTTACTGCTGGTGGTACGCAAGCTCGTTATACTTTAGACGGTGTTGTAGATACTGCAAACACGTTAGCTGACAACATAGAGTCTATGCTAGGTTCGATGGTCGGTAGACTGATTTTTTCTAGTGGTAAGTTTGAATTACACGCTGGATCATATGTTGCACCGACAGTAACGATTGATGAAAGTATGGTGATCGGTGATATCACAGTTAGGACAAAGCAATCTCGTAGATCACAGTACAATGGCGTTAAAGGTGTATTCTCAAGCGAAGAAGATAATTATGTTTTGGCTGATTACCCAGCGGTTACTGACGCTTCGTTCGCAACACAAGATGGAGATATAATTAATTTAGACCTTACGTTACCTTACACAACAAATAATGTAAGAGCGCAGAGAATCGCTAAGTTAGTTTTAGCTAGGTCAAGACAACAAGAATCAATTACTATCCCATGCAATCTTAAAGCGTTTAAATTTAAGATTGGTGAAAATATAAATGTCACTAATACTAGGCTAGGTTACTCGTCAAAGATATTCGAAGTTGTCGGCTATTCCATGGATTTCTCATCTACAGGTCAAATGATCATCAATGTGGAAGCAATCGAGACAGCATCTACGATATATGATTGGACACCTAGTAGTGATGAGCAAGCGTTTCTCATACCTGGAGATGTACCAATCTATGATGGTTCTTCGGTAAGTGCTCCAACATCACCACAAGCAACGGCAAGAACTACAATAAACGCAGACGGTACTATTACACCAGAGATTGTTGTAAGTTGGACTCCAGCAAGTGATCCATTTATTGATCGCTATCGAGTTTCATATACCGTGGATAGTCAGACTTACACACAGGACGTGAAGACATCACCACTGATAATAAGTCCTGGCATACCGAGTAAAACGTATTCCATATCTATTCGATCAGTCAATGAGAGTAATAATTTATCTTCTGCTGTTACGACATCTGCTACGATCACTGACGATACCTGTCCGAAGAATCCCAGTATATTCAAACACAACGATACAAACTTAGATCCTGTCAGTGTATCTACATTTACTAATACGATTGCGGGTCGTGCGCCAAAAGACAATGATATCGTCATCAAGACGGACACCTCTACTACACCAAACACGAGTAGAGTTTTTACATTTGATGCCAGTAGTCAATCCTTTACAGAATCAACTACATTTATTACAGGAGATCTTGTAGTAAGTGGATCTTTATCTGGTGACGCGGTAAACGCCGCAACAAAACTTACGGTAGGTAGTGGTGCAGCTACCACTGTTTTAGATGGACAAACAAACGCAAACTTCTCTATTTTTTCTGGTGCGGATGTTTCCAGTAATGCAAGTTTTCGAGTCGATAAAACTGGTGTGATTGAAGCGACACGATTAAAAATACGTGACGATGCGAACGGACAGATATTGTTTGATACAAGCAATACAGACAATCCATTGTCGGGTGTGGTATTGTCAGATATTTCTGTTGCATCTGGTACAAGTGTAGGTAGTGTAGGTGGTCATTTAGATAATCAGACAGATGAAATTACACTGACAACCACAACAAGTAATGAAACATTTACGTTCACTACAAAAGTAGCAATAGATGATAACGATGGATCTACAAACAACATAGGTGGTGCGAGTACGACTTCTACCGCAGATGCAGAAAATCAACTCATAGGTTCAAGTTTATTAATAGAATATTCAAGAAAAGCATCTGGTGGTTCATACAGCGTTGTAGACACGCAAACAATTACCTTTACTTCGAGCACACCATCATCAAGTCAAATACAAGTTAATGGGATTGATCGAGGTGCATCATACAGTGGCGCACTTACTAGATACTTTGCAATAGTACAAGCTGGTGGTGCTTGTGAAATCGACCCGTACTTTAGCAGTTCATCTAATGCGAACCGAGCTAGGACTTATGCAGTAAGTTCAGCGACAATTAATTTTGCATCGTCTGGCACTTATCACATTAAGGTTGGCGCAAGATTAGTAGTGTCTGGAACGACAACAGATATTAGTCCTAGTACGACACCACCACTATCAAACAATCAAGCAACAGGTATTGTTTTAGACACTGCACAAAGTCCATTGAATCAATCTTCTTTACAAAACTTCAGACGATTGTATGAAATTACATCTACTGCAAATAATTTGGTCGCACTTAGCGCAGATGATACTTATAGAACTGGTGCAACAAGCTTGTTGACTACTGGAGGAACGATTGATGGGAATCTAGTGATCACAGGTAATTTAGATGTCCAAGGTACGCAGACAATTATTGACTCAACTACTGTCGAAATATCTGATCTCAATATAACGCTTGCGAAAGATGCAACAACCGCTGCACAGGCGAATGGAGCTGGTATCACTATCGCTGGATCAAATGCCGAATTCAAATATCTATCTAGCGGTGATAAGTGGACTGTAAACAAAAATTTTTCTACAAGCGAAGAGATTTCATTAGCAGACACCAAAAAACTTAGATTTGGTAATAAAACAGACAACAACGGTAATGTCATAGGCGATTTGCACATTTATCATGATGGATCTGATTCTTACGTAGAGGATGCTGGTGAAGGTAGTCTACTTATTAAATCGGATGGTTTAGGTGTAAAAATCCAAAGCGCATTTGGTGGGACGTTATATGATGCAGTGCAATTTACGGCTGTAGGCACTGTGTTTCAAGTTCTTGGAAATACTAAGTTAACAACCACCACTAGCGGCATAGACGTAACAGGAACCGCAGATGTTTCGTCAGAGGTGTTAGTTGGCACAAATAATTCAAGATTTGCAGAAAATAATCTTAGATTTTTATCAGCAGGTACAGCCTTTTTTGATCATGGAACGACAAGTCAATCGATGGATTTTAGGCTATCTGCTTCATCATCTTTAGATACCACTGCTCTTACAATCTCACCTACTTTAATAACATCTAACTTGCCGCTAAAAATTACTGGTTCTAGTGGTGCAGACAGATATATTCAACTTGATTTAGATGGAAGGGGATCAGCGTTTACAGGTCAAACAGGTGCGTTTATATATAACGGGCAAGGATCAACGGGTGATTTTCTTGCAGGTGCTTTATATTTTCAATCACGATCTGCAAGCGTAAACAGAGAGATTGGTTTTATAACAGGTACAACGCCAACCAAGAAAATGACTATTTCTGGAACAGGCAACGTCAACATCCCCAACGGCTCGCTTATGATCGGAGCGACTACTGCTCCAACAGAAGCAATTACCATTTTAGACTCTACTAATTCTACAGCAGGACAAAGAATAAAAATTGGTTATCAATCTTCTGACTTCAATTACACGATTGGTCGTAACACAACAACAGGTCATTTAGATTTTATTGGCACTAACTCTGCGGGTTCTGGTTTCATCGGATATAATTTCAACGGTGCTGTTACATCAAGCGATAAAGTACAAGCTGATTATTTTAAAGCAACAAGTAATATTCCCTCAGAAACATCTGCAAACACTGGATATTTTGATGTTTTTGGCGGCTTCACAAGAATTATTTCAAAAGGAGCAGATGGATCAACGCTCGGTGGTTTTTCCATACTTCAACAAGCAAGTGACAGTTCCCCTGCGGCTACTGCTTTATCTATAGACACATCAAGTAACGCTACATTTGCAGGCTCAATTACTTCTAATGATGGTTCAGGCTCAGTTGTAATATCAGGCGACTCCAACTCTAACACATATATCGCTTCTTCGGGTGAAATAAGAATTAGACCTTCTGGAACTACTGTAAATAAATTTGTTATTGGTTCGAACGGCAACTTAACTACAGCAGGAACAATCTCTAGTGGTGCGGCAACTTTCACCACAGCAGATAATACTGACACCCTTTCACTTATTTCTACAGATGCAGACGCAAATGTCGGTCCAGTTTTAAGATTATATAGAAATAGTGCAAGCCCCGCAGACAATGACAGTTTGGGTCGTATTATTTTTAAGGGGAAAGATGATGCAGGAAATGAAGCGACTTTTGGAAGAATAGAAACAATAGCAACGGATGTTAGTAATGGTTCCGAAAATGCCAAGATGGAATTTTACGTTGCAGTCAATGATACTTTTAATCCAAGCTTTACATTAGAGGACTCAGGAGCCGCCACATTCTCAGGTAGCGTTAGCACAGATCAAATAAACAGCGATTCTTTTGACTTACGCAATACCTCAAATGGAAATATGATTAAGGCTGTTTCAGGTGGTGCAGTAACTTTGTATCACAATGAAAACGCTGTTGTTAAAACAGATGGTGGTGGTTTAGTTGTAGAGTCTGGCATGAATTTCAACATGACTGGATCGATGATGATCGGAGCGACTACTACGCCTACAAGAAGGTTAGACGTGTCTGCAAGCGGAAGCACTATTTTAGCTAACTTCAAAAACACTGGTGGAACAACAAGTTTTATTTCCCTTGGTAATACGACATCAACTGCTGACCAGATAAGAGTAGGAACTGATGGAACTAGTCTTACTTTAAGCACAAATTACACGCCTAGATTAACCATCGACGCATCAGGCAACGCCACATTTACAGGAACTGTGACTGGTGGCAATGGATCATTTACGAATCTTACGATAAATGCTACAGAAAAACTGAGATTTGATGGTTCAGGAGGACATACATTTATTCAAGAATCTTCCAACGATACTCTTACTTTTGCGACTGGAAACTCAACTAGAATGACTTTAGACGCAAATGCCACATTCTCAGGAAGCGTGACGAGCACAGGGCTTACTACAAGCGGAACCTTTACTCAATTTAATACATATAATTCTGCATCTTTACTACTGGGTATAAATATTGTTACAGACGCAGGTTCGACAAGCTATACACATCCTTATTTAGATTTTAGAAGATGGACAGGCGTAAACACTAATCACTACACAGCAAGCATAGAAGTCGCGCCAACAAATGCAGATGCAAACGCGATTGTGTTTATGTCAGACACAAAAAGTACGAACACAAAAGCCACCACAGAGCGTATGCGTATTGATAGTTCTGGTAATGTTGGAATCGGAACTACATCGCCATTATCAAAATTAAATGCAAAAGGCACTCAAGGTCAATGGAGAATTGATCCAGATTCTGTTGCTTCAGAAGTTCAAGCACTTACAACAAATACTGATAATACTGGATTTGTTGATTATCGAATAAGAACTAATAAAATTATTTTTGATACTAATGGATTAGAACGTATGCGTCTTGATAGCTCTGGTAATGTTGGTATTGGAACCACATCGCCAAGTTCTTTTGATTCAGAAGCAAACAATTTAGTTGTTGGTGATGGCAGTGGTGATAACGGTATTACCATTTTTACTGGATCAAATGTAGGAGATCATGGTTCTATATTTTTTGGTGATGCAACAAGCACACCAAAACAAGGTCAAATAAGGTACGAGCAAAACAATGAAGTTATGTCGTTCTTTACAAATACATCTGAAAGGATGCGGCTTGATCTATCTGGTTCGCTCTTTATAGGAAGCACAACAGATTCGGGTGCAAATCGTCATTTTTTTCAACATGATGGGTTCTTCAGGCACGTAAGAACTGGTCAGATTGTTGGGGTTTTTGATAGGCTTTCAACGGATGGAAACATAGTTCATTATCGAAAAGATGGGGCTGATATAGGGATGATCGGCACTACTAGCGGCAGTATGTATATTCAAGGCAATCCCGCTACTGGTAAATCGGGTTTAACATTTTATGGTGCTTATATTGAACCAAGAGATAATGGCTCATCTTCTGATAATGCTATTGATCTTGGTGAAGCAGGCGCACGTTTCAGAAACTTACATTTAGGTAATTCTGCCTACGTCAAAAACATAGGTGGAACCTCTGATCCAGACACTTATATTAATTTTGGAGATGTAGCAAATACAACTAAATTTTTCACAGGTGGATCAGAGCGTATGCGTCTTGATAGTTCTGGTAACTTGCTCGTGGGCACTACTAGTGCTGTAGTAGCTAATGCTTCTACAAGTCTTGGTACGGCAATAGGAGCAGGATTAATTGAGTCTGCAAGAGCAGGAGTTGTTGCACAATTTAATCGACAAACATCTGACGGAACTGTTATTGATATACAAAAGTCTGGCTCAACCGTAGGTCAAATTGGTGCAAATGGCGGTGATCTTTATATTGGTACTGGTGACACTAATGTATTATTTGCTGATGGAAGTGACTCCATAATTCCTGCAAATACTGGAGGAGCATCAAGAGACAATGCGATTGATTTAGGTGCAAGTGCAACGCGCTTCAAAGACTTGCATTTAAGTGGCTATGCTTATGTGAATGATAGAGTTGTAGGTTCAAGTAATTTAATTTTAGTAAGCAGTGATTCAAATGAAAAAATTCATTTAGATGCGTCTGGGTTTATGAAATTTGAAACCGCAGGATCGGAACGTATGCGTCTTGATAGCTCTGGTCGCTTGGGTATTGGAGACTCAAATCCAAGCTCAAAACTTTCTGTCAAAGGTTCTGTAAATAATGATGATATATCAATTGTAATTAATAATACTTTTGATGATAACTCATCTTCATCTAGTCCCCGTTCCGCATTGATATTAGGAGCCGCAAGTAATAATGGTTATTTAAGATGTTTTGGCGCACCTGCTGACACAGCATCAAATCATAAAATAGATTTAGGAAGTACAGCGTCAGGTTCTTTTTTAACTTTTAGCCCAAGTGGATCAGAGCAAATGCGTCTTGATAGTTCTGGTAACTTGCTCGTGGGTAAGACTAACAACACCCTGTCAAACGATGGAACTATTATTAGGTCTGGCGGAGAAATACTGATAACAAACACTAGCGATATTGTTGCTAACTTCAACAGAACAGGCACAGATGGCTCTATTATTCATCTTTACAAAGATGCTACTACTGTAGGTAGTATTGCGTCTCGTTCAGGTGCTGTGACTACGATAATTTTTGATCCACGTACAAATGGATCAGGAATAAGTGGTACAACAAACGGTTTAATACCAACAAACCAATCAGGAACACCAACAAATAATCATGTTGATTTAGGTTCAACGACCAATAAATTCAAAGACTTACATTTAAGTGGTACATCAAATTCAGCAAGTGTTTTAAGCACAGGATTAGTACAGGGAGGCAGTTTAAGAGCTTTAGTCGGAACAGATTTTGGAAGTCAACTCAGTTTATTTGCAAATAGTAATGGACATTGTTCTATTGCAGGGTTCACGTTAAGTTTTAATACAGGATCAAATAGCGCTAGAACTACTAAAGTTAAAATTGATACAGCAGGTAATGTTGGTATTGGAACCACAGCACCTACAGCTCCGCTTCACATTCAATTTTCCAATAATGATGGAGGTGTTGGCGGTCAAATTATAAAGAATACTAATACAGGCACTACCTCTAATTTTGCAAGTATATCTACCCAAGCGGTTAACGGAACAATTAATGGTATATTTGGTTCTGCTTATTATTCAACTTGGGGAGGCGCTGTCACATTTGCAGGGTCACAAACTAATCACCCTTTTAAAATACTTACCAATAACACAGTAAAAGCAACTTTTGACACTTCTGGTAACTTAGGTATAGGAACCACATCGCCCGCTTTTAAAACTCAAATCAATTTTAATGGTGACGATAGATTAGCACTAAATCAAACAGCTTCAAATAATTCAGGCGTTCAATTTCAATATCAAGGAACTCGTACTTGGGATATTTATAATTTTGGTGCTACCTCAACGGCTTTGAATTTTTTCAGTCAAGCGGCAAATACAAACGTCTTAAGTCTTTTACATAATGGTAATGCAAATTTTTCAGGAAATTTAGGAATCGGAGATTCAGATCCCGATTCAAAACTTGTTGTAAACGGAGGAAGAGATTCAGAAGGTGTTACAGCGGGTGGAACCTATACAGAACTTACTAGAACTTCAGGAGGAGATTTAGGGTTACTTTTTAATAAAGATACTGCAAAGTGGCTTATTGGCATAGATAATAGCGATGGAAACGCAGGACCTTTACGATTTATGTACGGAGCCTATAATGCCTCTGTACATCCAGGCTTCGGATCTGATTACTCAGGATTAAACTTAGCACACAATGGTCATGTTGGTATTGGTACAAAAACCCCCGCACAAAAACTTGACGTTGCAAATGGTCATATAAAACTTTCAGCAGGTTATTCCTTACAATGGGATAATTCTCACGAAAGAATAGAACAATCAGATGGTAATCTAGAATTTTTTACAAATAATGGTCAACAAATGACCATAAGTGGCTCAAATGTTGGTATTGGAACCACGTCACCCACTCATACCCTCCAAGTCCATACTGCATCTACAGGTGCATTTATAAATAGGACTACAGCTTCAAACGCGGCAAATCTTGCAGAGTTTTCAGCAAACAGAGCATTTACAATTTTTAACAGAGCATCAGGATCGTATCTTGTTTTTGGTGGAAACAGTGCGAGAACAGATATTCAAGCCACAGATTTGGCAACCAGTCCAACTGCTAAAAATATACATCTCAATCCTCATGGTGGAAATATTGGAATTGGGACGGGACAAACTGCGCCTAATAGAAAACTTCATATAAGTGGATCGGGCACTACGATTGCCGCAAAAATAGAAGCAACAGACGGCAGTCAAGCTTCTTTAGATTTAACCAACAGTGAAGGTGCATATAGAATTCTAACAAATTCTGGAACGCTTCAAATCTACGATGATGGCGATAGCAGAGAAGCTATGCGTATTGATACTTCTGGTTCTTTAATTATAAATAATGGTGGATCAGGAAATGGAGTAGTTAAGATAAATGGTGCAACTGGAAGCTCAGAAGTAGTCATATTTCAAAGAGGGGGTACAGAAGCAAGTAGGATCGGTCACAGTAATTCTGCTGATTTAGTATTTTTTACTGGTTCAAGTGCAACGGAGCGCATGCGCCTTACGAACAGTGGAGATTTTCTTGTTGGTCTAACATCAACTGGTAACGTAGATGGTTCATTTTTTAGGCAAGACGGAAGGGCATCGTTTTTACCTACAAGTCTTTCAGGTGGCTCAGCCGTTGAAATCGCAAGAGGATCAAACGGAACAGCTATTAACTTTCAGCAGATAAACGGAAACGTAGATGTTGGTTCTATAAGTGTTACAGGAACAGCTACAGCATATAACACATCCTCAGATGCAAGATTAAAAGATAATATTGAAGATGCACATGATAGTGGTACAGCTATTGATTCATTGCATGTAAGACAATTTGATTGGAAAAGTAATGGAAAGCATGAAGATTATGGTATGATCGCACAGGAGGTAATACATACTTGTCCTAACGCTGTAA